ACAAATGTCAAGAACCTTTTTCACTATTTTTCAAAATTTCTTTAACTGCTTTCCAGATATCATCTATCCTACTTGTCAAGTCATCTCTGACGGTATGTAGGTCATCTATAGTGGGAATATCTTCGACTGGCGTCTCGGTTATTTTAACGATTTCAATTCTCTCTAGTCTTTTTTCTAGTCTCTCCAAACGTATATCAAAATCGTATAACTGACGATTCAAGTCATCTAAAATCTTCTTAAAGAAGGCACGATTAGTTTTATTCTCTAGTGTTTCCATAATTTATTCCAAAGACATATTCCATAAGTTAATTGACTATTATTTTAATCATCTAGACCTATCATCCCCTTTACCTACTGAACTTAGAAGTTGGCAGCGAGTCGTCGAGCTGGCGTATCCGGTCTTCTCTGTATTTCTGTATTTCTGTATTAAAGAGAATGATGAGGAGATGAAATACTAGAAAAATAGAAATATAAAATACTAGAAATACTAACAATCAATGGTAGTAAAAGTAATTGTTGGATATCACCAATATTCAACAAATTATTTTCGTTACTAGAATCAAAATAATTAGCAATCGGGCTAATCCGCTTCCAAGCTGAATTATTCTTTTTAAAGTAACTATTACTGCCTTGAATGCAGAAGACCAGATCTTCTAAATTCAAATAGGGATGTGTCTTCCCATAGACTGAATTACCCGATCCACGATACAACGATCCAAGCAAGTAATCCTTTTGGGAGTTCAGTTGCAGGTTGTCAGGGGAGACAGCGCCTGCTCTTGTGCTTGTCTGCTTAGTATCTCGCCCTACAAGTTTATGATGCTTGTCTACTGGTTGGGCTAGGCAAAAAATATCCTTGACTTTTCCGTAGGTGGTGTCAAGATGAGAACCCATCGGGTTTTTCATATTATTCGATATAACATACTGCTTGCAGAAATGCGAGTGGTATGTTTTTTTATTTTTAAATATTTTTTTGATTAAACAAGTAGGTGAGATAGAATACTGGTCTAGTTGGTACCCCCATACTAGTCGAACGAACAAAGAAAGCCGGGTAGAAATATCCGGCTTTTATTATTTTCGGATGATGGAGAATCCTCTAGAGACATCGAAGGTTAATCCATCATAAGTAGCTAGCGTATCCCCTAAATATTTTGAAGTTGGGGAATACCTCTTCCAGCTCTCTAAAGTAGTATCGTGGATAACTATAATACAGCCTTTTTTAGCTAGTTCTATTTCCTTTGCTCTACATTGGTAATCGCTGTCGGAATAAATAAAGTCTGCTTCTTTTAACTCTTCCACGAGATAGCTGGAAATACATCTTAATTCTACGAATTTAGATAATTCTAAACTGCTAAGATATTTTTGGGCTAGCGTGATATATTCTTCGTTAATATCGCAGGAGATAAATTCTCCGTAATTATTTTCTTTTATCGCGTCAGCTAGCCATGCTGTTGTGAAACCTTTGTAGGTTCCAGTTTCAACTAGTAATTTTGGTTTTAACATTCTTACCAGTCCATAGAGCAGTTCACTCATTTCCAGTTCACTACTGGTTCCATCAAATTCAGTCCATTTAGGTTTTTCTAGTTTATCCATGTTATGCCTTGTTTTTTAAATTAACTAATGGAATATGCCTTTGGAATATTTTACGCTAGCCAATGGTTCTTATCGGCGGTAGAGAATCCAGTACCGAGATGGTTGTATCTCAAACACTTTACGAATCCTAGTTTCAATCCTTGTTCTCTGATATGTTGGGATAGTACCGAATCCTGTTTCATGATGGGTGCTTCAGCGAATTTCTTTATCGTTCCTTTCTTAATGAAATAAGGGCAACCGATGGAAAAATTAGTTAAATCGTTAATTTCACTAGTAGGACTATCCATTGAATTGAATTTATGTTCTTCGTTTTTACTCCAGGCTGCTACCATACCGTATTCTTCGTTATCCTCTAGTACTTCTACGCCTTTTTTAATCCAGTTCGTACCTAGAAGTAGTTGATCGTCATCGGCGACTACGTAGATATTCGATTGAGTCCATTCCTCGGCGTATTTCTTGGCTTCGATCCAGAAGTATTCTGAGGGTAAAAACATTCTTCTCCAATGGGATAAATCGGTATGTGGGAAGTAAGGACAGTTTTTGTCAACACATAAAACGATGTCTGCTTCCGGTTCCATTGCCCAGCGTTCTAAACAGGCCATGGCAAGATGGTAACGAAGTTTGTTTTGTGGGTTGTAGCGAATAAACACACTAGTCATTTCTAATTCCCTTGATTAATTTTTTTTCGATGAAGGCATTTATTATATCGTCATAGAGTCCATGAAATACCTGAGCTAGTATGATTGAGAGGCTTGCTGAATCTAAGGTTTTATCAGTAAATACTTGTCGTGCGATACAACTGCCATCTTCTGGAAATTCTTTGTTTTTTATTCTAGCTTCGACAATAAAAGCCCCCAGTCCTTTATCGTGCATCATTTTTGCTTCTATGGTTAACGGAATATTTACTGATGAGTGAAGATGATCAAGTTGCCCAATCTCTCTTTTGTCCCAGCATTCCATAATATCCTTGGAAAATTTAGTTTTGATAGCGTTAGTCATCATGTCCGCGAATTTTGGAAAATAGTTCTCTTCCATTATGTCTCCTATAAAAAGTAAGTCATTGGTTTGAAATAAAAGGCGTTACCATGGAAACGGTTAGTCTGAAACAATCTAGTAACGCCTTAACAGTACCCATATCTTATCATACCCAACAAAATTGTCAACAAAAATTTTAAAAATCTGGTTGATTATTTTTTAATCTATGGTAGTATCAGGGCTATGGAAAAAGATTATCGAATTTTAAGTTGGATTTTGTTTTCTGTTGCCGTATGGGCAGTTATCATATTCTTCTTCGTCAGATGGTATGTTTATTATTAACCTTTGGAATATTCCAATGGAATAAATACAAACTATAAAAATGGAAGAAAAGCGTCAGTTACATCAATGTCTTCTTTGTGGGATCTTTACTACTCACGGTAGGAAGATTAAATTTGTTGTAACTCAACCAGAGTATTGGCTATGTTACCATTGTTCAAGTGATGAGCGTTCTGGTCAGACTGATAACTGGTATGAGGTGCCGGAATTGAAATGGAAAAAGATTTTACGGAAGAAGATTCATGGCGAAAAATAAATATAAGTTAGTTGCCGAGAAAAAATCTATTTCAGTAGTCAAACGTAAACATAAAGAAGAAAATATTATTTCAGTTTTGGCCAGGGAACGGAAGGTTCTCCAGACTACCGTACATATTGGTGATTGTTCTAGGTGTTTCCTTCGTGAATCTTGTTCTTATGCTAACGATACTGATTCGACTTGTCGTGCCATGGCGGTAGCCACTGAGCAATTCATTCTGAATGCCATGCGTTCAGAGTTTATCAATCCTGAACGTGGTGATGATATGGGTTTGAGGGCGTTAGCTTCCTTGCACGGGGTTATTGTGTTATTCGAGATGTATTTCAACCAGTATGGGTATATTCATGAGGGTATTGGTAAAGGGGAAGAAATCTTTCATTTTCTTCCGGATCTAGCCAAGGAATACCCTAGATTGCTTTCTTTATACCAACTTCAACTAGCCATGTATGGATTGAACCCCAAGGGAAGAGAGTTAATCAGAGCGTCGCTCAAGGGCAGTTCTTCTAATTCTCTGGACAATACTGCTTTTGCCCGTTACATTGAAGCCAAGGCAGTAATGAAGAAACCTGGAAAACCTGTTGATGTGAATTTTGAGGAAAATGAATCTACGGGAGAAGATAAACATAATCGAGTTTGCGAGCGATCCGGTATTGATGAACTTCCAGTTGCTGCCTACCCAAGTAGCGGTGCTCAAGTGGATTTACCAGATACCAATGGATCTGGAGGAGAAACAGACTTTTCGGACGATCATTGGTTCCTCGATGCCTAAATGGCGGGGTAAAGAATTTCAAGAGATTATTTTTATTCTAGGTCGTCAGTCTTCCAAGTCTACTCTAGCTTCGATTATTGCCGCTTATGAAGCCTGTTGCAATCCTTGGGCGGATTACAATAAAGGTAGTGAGATGGCTTGGGTATTTGCTATCTCCGTGCGCGAGAAACACGCTATTGATATCGGCAGGAATATGATTTTTTCTAAAATCCATCGTTCGCCGCATTTACGTTCGCTGATTGTTGATTCGCCTTCCATGGCGCAACGTTCGGAGTTTCCTTATTCAAAGACTGGCGTTATGGTACTCAAAACTGGTGCAGCAATTACTGCTCTCCCTTGTTCAGCCAGGGTTGGGCGAGGATATGGAATAGGTTGCGCGCTTCTTGACGAAATTGCTTATTATGCTAAAGAATCGAAGGATATGGTGACTGATTGGGATATTTATAATGCGATTCTTCCATCGCAAATTAAATTTGGTTCGTTAGCGAAGCGGGTTATATTTTCCTCTCCAGGGGAGAAACGAGGTTTTCTTTGGGAGCGGTACAGGGATCGCCTGAAGAATCGTGAGTATTACACGGTGATCAAATCCCCCACCTGGAAAATGCGGCCTGATTTTCCTAAAGAGGAATTGGAGAAACATAAACGTCTTTCACCGTTAGCTTACTATCAGGAGTATGGAGCTGAGTTTGGTGAAGCTTTGTCGCCCTTGGTACCAGAACGAGATGTCCGTAGGGTATGTAGAGAAGATAATGAAAATCTATTACCAAAGAAGGAATTTCAGTATGTTATGGCGATTGATACTGCCTTCGGAGATCGGGATAGGTTTGTTATTGGGGTCGGCCATTCAGAACCGGCTGCAAATGACAGAAACAGGGTAGTAATCGACGTTCTTGAGGCAATTGAGCCTACCTACGATAGGGACATTCATGACGAAGCCGTGGCAAAATTGGCTTACTTATATAAGGCGTACGATATTTTTGAAATTATTGCCGATCAATATGAGTCCGATGCCTTTTCTAAGACTCTTGAAGCCAAGGGTATGAACGTGATTGTGGAGGTATGGACAGCGTCCATGCATAAGCAGAAGTACGGTAAGCTTCGTTCGACTATCAAGCAAGAGCTCATTTCGTTACCGTATAACGAAGATATGATTGATGAATTTCGTACACTTCAAGTGAAATATTTAGCTTCTGGGCAGATGACCGTAACTCATGCAATTGGTGGGCACGATGATTTTACTGACGTGATTGCGACTATCAATGATAAGCTTTACGAAGAGGAAATGACGGCTGTCGGAGTTGAGTTTTAAATATTCCATTGGAATATTCCAAAGGTTAACTGATTCATCTTTTTCCTTTTATCCCAGGTAATGAAAATTATCTGGGATTTTTTTTGGGCTAGTATTCACAGTGCGATATAATCGCGCCATGGCCAGGAAAAACGGTTCATCTGTCGTTGTAGCTAAAAAATCCATCAAAAAAAGTATTGGGGCTTCGATTGCTGTTCATGGGCCTGTAGGTTTGATTGCCGATAGTGCTTTTACTTATCCGAAGGACTGGTATCAGCCTTCTTCCTCTGATGTCTATCGTACCAATGCGTGGGTGTATGGGGCAATCAGGTCAATAGCGCAAAATTTATCTTGTGTTTCGTTACGTTGGCAACATGGGCCAAAGGATCAGCCGCAAGATATTGATGAATTCAGTACCGGGGCTCAATTACAACTGTATGAATTGTTTCAACGGCCTAATGATCTGGTTACTTCTTACCAGCTTATCGAGTACACCACGGCTTATTTGAATCTGGACGGGGTGGCTCATTGGGTGTTGGACCGTGAGTCGATCAATGAAATTCCCCGTTCGATGACACCAGTTGGCGCATCTTTCATGGAGCCAATTATTGATTATGGTGCCGGAAAGTTTTTAGGTTGGGTTTATCGAGCTGATTTTACTGGTGAAGCGATCCCATTACGATTTGATCAAGTGCTTACTTTCAGATTTTTTAACCCTTATGATCCGATCCGAGGGTTGTCACCGATTCAAGCGGCCATGCGTGGTATTTCGGTTGATTACGCGATTGGCAATTATACTTATTCGTTTTTTCAGAATGGCGGTATCCCATCTGGTATCCTTACCACCGATAAGCGTATGACGACGATGCAGGCAAGGCAGCAAATTGACCTGTGGGAAGAACGTCATCGTGGTTCGGGCAATGCCCATCGAGTTGCCATGCTCCATTCTGGTACCAAGTACCAACCAACTGGGCAATCGCAAAAAGAAATGGAATTTATCCAGCAAAAGAAGTGGACCAGAGATGAAATTCTGGCCGTGCTCAAGGTTCCCAAGTCCGAGTTGTCGCTTTATGAGGAAATTGCCCATGCCACGGCGGTATCCCAGGATCGTTCTTACTGGCAAAAGACGCTAATTCCTATCGGTAAGAACATTATTGCCGTCCTCATGGGCATGTTTGTCAGGGGTATTGCACCTAATATTGCCAAGGGGTTACGGGTATTTTTCGATTTTGATACGGTTCCAGCTCTTCAAGATTCGCTTTCAGAGAAGATCAAGAATGCTGAATTGATGTATCGAATGGGCTATCCGATTAATCATATCAATACCAGATTGCAATTGGGTATGCCAACTGAGGAATGGGGCGATATTTGGTGGCCGAATGCTTCAGTGGCTTCGATTCTTGATATCATGTCCGGCAAGGTATCTCCATCGGTTAAGCCTAGTGGTCCTGCTGAGACACCAACAGGCAATGATACGATCACTCCTGGGGATGAAGAGCAACCCGATGGGGAAACGCCCAATGAGCCGACAAATCCATCGGACGATGAGAATCGTCGAGCGTTTTTACGTTTGGCTAAACTTAATCCATTCAAACAAGTCGATTTGGCTATCCGGAAGGAATTAAAAAATTATTTGTGGCGTTTGCGTTCGTATCAATTGGCTAGATTAGTCAAGGATGGAACTTTGTTTTCTATTCCGGAATGGGAAACGAAGCTAGTTAGACGGCTTGAAAAATATTACAATGGAATATTCCGTTCGTTAAAAGCTGTATTACCGATAAGCTTGCCGGATAAATTTGAGAAAGTTAATTTTGAATTGAATAAATCAATTAATGATACTTTGTCGGAACGATTTAGTACGTGTACTACTACTGAAGAAAAAATGAAAAATGTTAAAATATTTTTCAATGAGTTGACTTCTGAAGAAAAGTTAGCGAAAATTGCTCGCATGGAGATATTGATGACCATTCAGAACGGTTTAAAACGGAGATCGGCATGAAAAAGAAACCGGTATTTAAAGAATTGCTCTGCACTGTTACAAAAGCTAATGATAACTCTAATAAATTTCGGTTTGTAGCTTCAGCCGATACTCCGGATAGAGGTGGGGATATTATCGAAGTCGATGGATGGAAAATAGATAATTATCTCAATAATCCAGTGATTCTTTGGGGGCATGATCATGGGCAACCGCCTATTGGCAAGGGGGAAGTTTTTCTTGACATACCGGGTAAGCGAATGATGGTGGATGTGGAATTTGCCGATGATAAAACTTACCCGTTTGCCGGAGTTATTTCCAAGTTGGTGGATAAAGGTTTTATTAAGGGTGTATCAGTTGGGTTTATGCCAATGGAATATGATGAGGTGGAAGAGGAAATGCTTCCAGAGCATCTCAAGGATTCTTGGTTTCCGCCGATTCGTTACAAGAAACAAGAACTTATTGAAATTTCAGTGGTATCGGTGCCGATGCATCAAGATGCTCTTCGTGTTTTAAATTCTTTTGAAGCGCGTTTGCTTGAGAGTAAGAATTTTGCTTTGCTCCAAAAAAAATCGCCTGGAAAAGGGCGGCATGATGATGAAGATGAGCCACATGATCCGATGATGGATGATGATGAGGATGATGAGGATGAAGAAGATGAGAAGGCAGCTCTATCAACTACCGTGCAAACGCTTATTTTCGATAAAGAAAAGTTTACTGTGGAGGAAGCCAAGAAGTGGCTTTCTGAGCACGATTATTCTTTTGAAAAGGTCGATGAAAAGGAAGATTCTTTGAGATTCAGGCAGAAAGATCCTTTGGAGTTCGATCAAAATTCATTCAAGACGATTGATATTGCCGAAGGGGTTCAAGCGGTTATCGGTAAACTCAAGAAAGTGCTGCAACGTTCAATCGAATCGCTTGAAAAAAATATGGGAGTTTTTATTTTAGAGCTTAAAACCTTTGTAGCAGAATTGAAAAGTTCATTCAGTGATAATTCCAAAGCGATTGTGGAGTTGTCTTCTGTAGTAAAAAACTTGGCGTCTCTAGCTGAATTTATGCCGAATGACTTGTCTGCTTCCGGCAAATTGCCAGTGGAAGATATGACTGAGAGTTACTTGAAACAAATTCAATCGGAGATCGAGCAAGTTTCTAAATCGCTGGTTATAAAATAGGATTAATTATGTCTCAAAAACTTCTCGAAGATATCAAGGAGTCAATTACGACTCTTGGTAAAAATTTTAATGATGGAACGGTGAAAGTTGATTCACAGTTCAAACTTTATGAAGAGCGGATTAAAAGTCTTGAATCAGCTCTTCGTGAGCAGATCGGTTTGCGTGATAAAGAGCGGGCTACCGATGGGACCATCTCCAAAAAGAAATGGGGCTGGGCACGTTTTGCTTTTGCGGTAGCTAAAAAGGATTGGACTTTTGCGCCTTTTGAAAAAGAAGAGTGCGATAAGCATCGCGATATGATTATGAAGACTATGACTGCTGGGGATTTTACTGCTGGTGGGGCGCTTATTCCTCCGCAGTATATTGCTGAGTTGATTGGTCTTCTACGGCCTAAATTGGTAGCTCAAGCGCTTGGCGTGCGTATGCTTACCGGGCTTACCGGATCTCCGGTTATTTACCCGAAGATCAAGACCGGTGTTACCGGTACTTGGATTGCGCCCGAAGGAACTTCGATCACTGCTTCGGATCAAATTACTGGGCAACTTAATTTGACGCCGCATATGGCCGGTGCTTTGACCAAAATCTCAAATAATCTTGTACTTTTGAGTAATCCTTCGGTTGAACAGGGTGTCCGTGACGATCTGGTAAATGTGCTTCGTGAAACTTTGGATAAGGCTATTTTTCAAGGTACCGGGATTCTTGGTCAACCGCTTGGTTTGCTTAACTGGACTCCGGCAATTACTTCAGATGCGGATTTTGACGCAACCGATGCTGGAACGGCATTGGCCGAATTGGTTTTGGCGGCAAAATCTGTTGAGAATGCTAATGCTTCGCTTGACAATGCGAAGTGGGCAATGAACCCAACTTCTTATTGGAAGCTAGCCGGTATTGTTGATGCGAATAAGCGTTCGATTCTTCAGACTTCCGATCAAAGTGGTCTTTCTGGTTCTACTCCAACTACTTTGTTGGGATATCCAGTTGTACGTTCAACTTTGGTATCTCCTGCAGCTACTGATGATGCTTATTTTGGTAGTTGGGATGATTTTATTTTGGCCATGTGGAATGTTTTGGAGATTGCCGCTTCAACTGAGACTTCTACGGCGTTTGAGAAAAATGAGCTCTGGATCAGAGCTATTCTTTATGCTGATTGCGGCCCAAGGCATGAAGGTAGTTTTTACATTCAGAAGTCATTGAATTAATCAGGAGTTAACATGAATTTGGATATTAAATCTCAAGTTAAACAGGGGATTTTGCTAGCCCCGCAGACGATTACTGCAACCAATACTCCTACTGCCGGGGTAGAACTTACTGGATCTACCGGTAGGGGATTGGCAATTGTCGTTCTTGGCGCTATTACCGGTACTACCGTTGTTGCTACTGTCCAGATTAATGAATCTGGTGTATCGAATTTTGCTTCAGATACTGCTGATGTTGCTGGCGCGGTGTCGGCATCAATTAGCGAAACAAGCGATAATACGATTTTGATGATTCCTTTCAGCCTTAGTGGCAGAAAGAAATATGTTCGTGCGGTGACGACGATTTCAGGAACGTCTCCATCACTTCTTATCAGCGTGGTTTTGCTTTACGGAGGTTTTGCTTCTCTTAGCGCGAATTAAGAGTAGTGCCTGGTCTTCACTCGGTGTTTCTTCTATTGGTATAGGGGAGATAAACTGATGGTCTCCCCTATACTTTATGCCTTTGGAATACGACGAAAGTTAATTTGTGGATCTGTGCACATTCGATGATGTCAAGAATATTTTGGGGGTAAAAGATGTCCGGGATGATGATATCATTCAGGAACTCATCGGGAATGTTTCGGCTGAAATTGAATCGTATTTAGATAGAAATACCCAAGCTATCGCTAGAACGGAAATTTTTGATGTCGATCTTGGGCAGAGAAGATTTAGAATTCGTGCCTTCCCGATAACTATCATTACCAATGTTTGGAACGATACATCGAGAGAGTTTGCTGCTTCTTCGATTATTTCTACGGCGGATTATTACGCCGATTTAACTAATGGCGTGTTTACTTTCGATAAAATATTTGTTTTTGCTGGTCCTGGGGTATTGAAGATTTCTTATACTGGTGGTATGGCTGCTAACACTGATGCTTTTGAGACAGCTTTTCCAGATATTGTGTCTGCTTGTGCTACGGAGGTAGCCTTCAGGTATCAACATCGAGGGCAATTAGGTATCGTTTCTGCTGCTTTAGGAGGGGGAAGTATGACAGTCGGACTCAAACAACAATTTCTTCCTTCAGTCGAGCAGGTGCTCGATCTTCATAGGAATTTAGGTTAATGGCATTACCAGGAACTTTTTCAGTTAATTCTGACGTTAAAAAAATAGAAGCTTCTTTTAAACGTAAAATTACTTCTTTGAATACCTATAATAAGAGATTTGCCAGTCGTTTTGCTAGAAAGATGCGCGATAGAATTGTTGAGAAACGGTTATCTGGTCCACCTGGATTAACTTCTAGGACAGGCAGATTAGCGGCTTCTTTTAAGTATTCTACTTGGTTAACCAAGGATAGATTCGGTATGGTAGTTTATTCTCGAAGTCCTTATGCATTTATTCATGAACATGGTAGAATGATTGTAGCAAAAGAGCGGGCTTCTCTAGCAATTCCATTTTCTTGGGCTAGACCGGGTGGGTATCACATGTTTCAACCGCATGTTGATACTAATTACCCGAATCGATTTAAAGTTGTTAAACCCAAGGGTGGAGGGGCATTTCTTTTTGATACGGTTTTCAGTAAATTTTCTCATACCTTACGTTATTCCGTGTATATTCCGGCAAGGTTGAAAGCCCTGGAAACCATTCGTAAATATTTACCGACTATTCATGGGCAATACAAATTGGGAATTAATAGAATTTTGAATCGTAATGGCAGATAGCGTAAGAAAAAAAATATTTGATAATGTAAAAACGGTATTGGAATCTATTACCGTCGCTAATGGGTATGATTTCAATATGGGCGAAGTGTCGAATGTGCCTAAATCGTTTTCTGAATATGCGGTACTTCCGATCATTCAATTTCTTTCTATTTCTGAGGATATGAATGAGGATTCTCCGGTAACTAAAACAAATTGTAAATCTCATCTTGTGCTTCAGTATCTGGCGTTCGAGCATCACGATTTATTTGAGCAATTGATGTCGGCTTTGGCGATGATTGAAAAAGCCTTGAAGCTTGATATTAC